CAGATGACTTACTGAATTACTCATAATATTCTCCTTTATTATGTTATGAGTGATTGAATGACCAAACATACCAATAATACATACGTTTAATAAACGTAAGGTATTACTCTACTGACGTACGCTTGGGTAGTCGTGGGGGACGCACACATACACACCGCTGAAGAGCACTCATTGGGGACACACAGATGGGAATATAACTAAGAGACTACGATGAATCCCTTGAGTGGTCTTATGATTCAACCGAGCCTGCTAAGAGAGCGAGTAAGCCGTGGTAAGTGAGACCAGCTTATGTATAGTGTGTGCTTACACTACGCAGTAGCTACGCATAGCTTCTATGCTTAGTACTATGCATAAGGTGGGATCACGAGAACAGTGCTTCAGCACCTTACTCGTGAGAGTGCACAGCTCGGTGAATCAAACGAATGGGGATTCAACGTAGTTGTGACCCCAAGGAGTGAAATTCAGCGGGGTGGTGTGCAAGTATTATCCCATACACCCATTCTACATATATTTTTTGGAAAGGGGTACGAGCCTAGTTGCTTCTTAAACGGTTACTTTAGATGGAAACAGGTAACAGGTAACAGGTATGGAAGATAACCTCAGAATATTTTTTTGTTGACTTTTAAATATTTTGGTTATAAATTTATTTATGTTAGTTGTTTTGGGTATGAGATGTCTTTTCTCACTATTGATGCACCAACTGTGATTGAATATAGTGAGTAACTATGACTTCTCAAAGTATTTGGATGACAATAACAGTTTAAATACCGGCAAGTTATGGTCGGATGTAGCTGCGATCTCCGGTTTTTACAGGACGAAGAGGAGAGAAGACTTGTACAATGCTGTGACTACTTGGTATTATGAGCATATAAAGTCGGAGAAGGAGAAAAGTAATGCCACTACCTAATTTATGTTTTGAATGTGATAAGCCTTTAAACTTTGATGAGGTGTATATCTGCCAGAATTGCTTTGAAGAGCAGTTAATTGACGAAAACCACCGTACAAAGGGCAATCCAGAGGCTGGAATAGACGAGAAAGACGAAGAAGATGGTAAATAGGGCTGCAAAACGCAGGAAAGATGATAAAAGGGCTAAGGATCATGATTTGGATAAGTATGGGCGTACTCCCGCTCAGATTAGGCGAAATAAAATACGGAGGGAACGTAAAAGACGTGACATCTTTCGATCAGGTAATTAAGGAAGTCTTTAAGCATGAGGGTGGTTATGTGAATGATCCGGATGATCCGGGTGGGGAGACCAAGTATGGTATCTCCAAGAAGGCATTTCCCGATGAGAACATTAAGAAATTGACTAAGCAGCATGCTGCGAAGCTCTATTATGACAAATATTGGATTCCATCCAAGGTGCATATGCTTCCAAATGACCTGTGGGCTATATATTTCGATATGGCAGTCAATATGGGTACAAGGAGGGCAGCTACTATCCTTCAGAAAGCCTGTAATCACAAAAACAAGGTAAAGATTAAGGTGGATGGCAGAATGGGCAAGAATACTGCTAAATCTGCAAAGATTTTAGAACCAGAGAGATTAAGAAGCTTTAGAGTGAAATATTATGCTGATTTGGTGACAAGGAAGCCTGTATTAGAGAAATACTGGTTTGGTTGGTACCGGAGGGCTTTGGCAGTTTGATTTCTCCTCGGCTAGTGGCTCAGTCCTTCCTGAGCAGGGTGGGTTGGTGGAAACCTCTTTATGTATGAAGTAACTATAAATCATAAGGCTGGGAAGAGGGTATATCCTGTTTATACGCAGGAAGAGGCTAAAAAAGAGGGTATTAAGTATGTTTACTGGAAACATGCTCAAGAAGGGGATTATGGCTGTTCTGATGATGGGAGGGTATCTGAGTGCTATTCAAGGAAAACTCCTCCAAAAGGGAAGGTATCTTCCTCTGGTTATGATTATCTCAGATTTGGAATGGGGACCACATGGGTGAATAGCCCCGAGTTTTATGTGAAAGGCAGGTTGAGTGTGCATACCTCTAGTGGAGAACATTCATTTACCAGGGATATGCGGACAAAGAAGGCAAAAAAGCTTATAGACCTAGTAGCTAGGAATACTCCTGTAGCAGAGGCTATACAGAGGGTTATTGGTCCTAGCAAGAAGGCGGATTGGGACAAATGGTTTAGAATAACAAGATCAAGGGAGTTTAAAAAGAACGTGGATGCAGATAGAGAAGCTATTCTTCAAGATGCTGGTATTACTGATGATGCCCTCGCAGAAGCTTGGATAGAGTTAAAGAGGGATGCAGAAGCTTTAGGTGACAAAAAAGAGCAGTTGAGACTTAGACGGGGTATACTGCAAGATTTGTCTGGATTTAAGGGTTGGGGCAAGGAAGATAAGGTCAGATTGAAGCATGAGCAGATAGAGGGTGTCTTTGATTCCAAGATGCTGGGTGAAATTATGCAGATAAAGGGTGCATCAAAGGAAGCGGAGGGTACTGTTGAGCAACTTACTCAGTCAACCAAGTCTGACGAATCTTGATGGCGAAGAGAAGTATCATTTAATACAAACGGGTCTGGAACTTGCTCGTAATATGGGTAAGTTTGGTCAGACCTGTTTTCCTAAAGCCCTCAGAAGAACAATCCCTGATTTTCATCAGGAGATATATAAAGCTATCCTAGATGATAATCAGAAGAGAGTTATGATAGCAGCTCCTAGGGGAACTGCCAAGAGTACGGTCTGTAGCCTGATCCTTCCTCTTTATATGGCTACATTCAAGCAACCCAAGGATGATTTGTTCATAGTCATCATATCTGAGTCCCAAGCACAGAGTATTAACTTCTTATCCAGGATAAAGTATCATTTAGACCATTCTGAGGTGTATCGGACCCTATATGGAGCAAAAGGTAGTGATACAGCTGCTAAATGGACGGGAACTGACATTGTTCTCAAGAATGGGACAAGAATGGTAGCCGTGGGTACAGGACAGCGTGTCCGTGGCTTTATTCAGGGAGATACCCGTCCAAACTTGATTATAGTGGATGATTTCGAGTCAGAACTGAATGCTGCCACCCCTGAAGCTAGGAGTAAGAATAGGAAGTGGATGACGGAGGCTGTTATCCCTTCTCTTGCCGATGATGGAAGAATTATCATGATTGGGACGGTTATTAGCGAGGATTGCTTCATTTGCTGGGCAAAAGAGTCTTCTGCGTGGAAAACCTTGTGGTATTCGATATGGGACGAGAATGAGAAGCCTATATGGAATGCGAGGTTCCCAAAGGAAAGGATTATACAGATAAAAGAGGAGTTTGAGAGTGTTGGCAACCTGAATGGGTTTTATCAGGAATATATGAATATAGCACAGTCTCCGGATGATGCTCCCTTCAAACCAGAGTATATCAAGTTACATCACTATGATTACGGAAGGAGAGAGGGGCAAAATTGCTTGATAAAGAAACAGGGGGAAACAGAGCATGTTAAACCTATTGAAATTTATTGTGGGATTGATCCTGCTAGTAGTCTTAACCCTCGTGCAGACTTTTTTGTTATTTCTGTCATTGGCATTGATAATGACAATAACAAGTATATCGTTGACCTATTCAGGAAGCGTATCTCTCCTGCGGACCAGCCGAGTAAAATTATCGAATATTTTAAGAAATATCATCCCAAAAGGATGAAAGTGGAAACAACTGCGTATCAGGAAGCGTTGAGAGCAAGTACTCGATCTCTCATGTTAAAAGAGAATCTATATATCGCTGGTTTAGAGAAGGGTATTAAACCCAGGACTAGGAAGTCAGAAAGATTGATCAGTCTTGTTCCTATGTTGGCTAAAGGGGAGTTTTTCTTTAGACCACAGGATTTGACGGCACAACAGGAGTTCTTATCTTATCCGAAGGGTAGGAACGATGATATACTAGATGCTATATGGATTGCCCTAGAGGGAGCAACTCCTTGTAGAAGGAAAAAGATAGAAAAACAGGCAGATGACGGTTTGGGAAAGAAACTACTTGATTGGATGACAATGTAATGGTAAATTCGCCCGGATATCTACACTAAATGGCATACGGCAAAAAAGCTAAATCAGGGAAGAAGAAGGTCGAAGAGACCCACGAACTCTTTAAATCTTACTCTAATAAGAGAGAGCCATGGGCGGAGCACGCTCAGGAAGATAAAGAGTTTAGGTTAGGGAGGCAGTGGTCCAAAGAGCAACGTATCAAACTTGAAGAGAGGGGACAGGCTGCGGTTGTTGTTAATAGGATACATCCTGCTGTAGAGGCTGCGAAAGCCATGCTTACCTCAGAAAAGCCCTCTTTCAGGGTTTCTCCTCGTGAGGATAGTGATAATAGGGTCGCCCAGACCATGAATGGTATCCTAGAGTATATTTGGCAGATTTCTAGCGGGGACGATGCTCTCAGAACTGCAGTCGATGATTACTATACGATGGGTATGGGGTTTTTGTTAGTTTACCAAGACCCCATGTCTGATATGGGCAAGGGCGATGTCAAGGTTCGAGACATTGACCCGCTAGATGTATATGTAGACCCCAATTGTCGAAGTAAGTTCTGTGATGATGCTGAGAATATGATTATTTCTAGACTATATACTAAAGAGCAGGCAAAAGCTATATATCCAATGTATGAAAAGGCTATAGCCAATGCTGATACTGAGCAGTTTCTTACTGATAGACCAAAAACTCTACGTCAGGATGATGGGGAACTTTCATTCCCAGAAGATGATTCCACCAAGACAGACCTTGGTTGGGGTCAAACAAACGAGTATGTGCGTGGGTACGAGAGATATTATAAAGAGATGGTAGACCATTATAGGGTCTTTCAGAAGTTTGATGGTAAGGAAGACCTCTTAAATGAGGAAGATTTTGCAGATTACGTTGAAAAGAAAGCTTGGGTTATAAATGGTCAGATTGTTGGTGATCCTGAGATAGCCACTCAAATGATGCAGCAGATACAGGGTACTTATACTCAGGCTCTAGAGCAGTCCAAGGCTCAGGGAGTACCGGAAGAACAGCAACCAGAGATACCCGAAATACAAGAGATAACATATCAGGAGTTAATTCAACAACAGCAGATTGAGGTTGTTGTTGTACCTACTGTAAGGGTTCATGTTTGTGTGATTATGGGTAATCAGTTGCTTTATCAGCGTGCTCTTCCAATTAGTGAGTATCCTCTTGTTCCTCTTATGAATATTCATACAAGGACACCTTATCCCACGTCTGACGTGAGGATGGTAAAGGGTTTGCAGGAGTATATTAATAAGACGCGATCTCTTATTATTGCACATGCGACTACCAGTACGAACCAAAAGATTTTAATTCCATCTGGATCGGTGGATATGAGGGAATTTGAGACAAAGTGGTCCCAGCCTGGTGTGGCTATTGAAGTTGATTTTGATCAAGGACCACCTGTTTCAGTTGCTCCTACTCCTCTTCCTAATGAGTTATATAATAATGAGAAGGAGGCGAAGTCTGACATAGATCATCAATTAGGGTTATATGAGATGCAGATGGGTAATTCCCAGGCTGCTCCACATACTTACAAGGCTACGGTTTCATTGGATGAGTTTGGTCAGAGAAAGATGCGATCTAAACAGGCTGACTTAGAGAATTGCTTGAAAAGAATGGCTCAAGTGATTATACCACTGGCACAACAGTTGTATACCGAAGAAAAGATTATTAGATTAGTACAGCCAAATAACTCAATAAATGAGTTCGCTGTGAATAAAAAGTTGTATGATGACAAAAGTCAAGAGGTTGGGGTTATCAATGATATTACTACTGGTTTATATGATGTAGTGGTTGTTACTGGTTCTACACTTCCTACTAATCGTTATGCACAACTCGAGATGTATATGGATGCTTACGAGAAGGGTGTTATAGACAAATTCGAGGTTTTGAAGAAAACCGAGATATTTGACATGCAAGGTGTTCTTGAGAGAACAGATACAGTGACTCAGTTACAGCAGCAACTTGAACAGGCTCAAGAGGCAATAAAAGATTTACAAGGTGACCTGCAGACAAGAGAGCGGGAAGTTTACCACGCGAAACAGCGTGCAGAATTAGAAAAATTTAAGGCTCAATTAGACTCAACCTCCACTAAAGCGAAAGCTGCGGGAACAGTCTTTGAGAAACGCCTTAATGACGCAACGGGACAGATTGGTAAAGAAGTCAGAGAGGCTTCTAAGCCTGAAGTAAAAACCCCTTCACCCCCTAAAAAGAAGTCCCGAGGGGCAAGGAAAACGTAGGAGTCAACGAAAATGGCTGATGAAATCTCGGTACAATCGGACCCTTTGGTTCAGGAATTAGCTGATACCCAAGTTAGTGGGGACGTAGGTGCCATAGAGGACATACTCTCAGGTGGAGATTTAAGTAGTGATGTTGCACAAGCATTTGATCTACCTAGTGATACACTTGAATCGGAAGTCCGACAAGACTCACCCGAAACTGCTTTGGTTAATAGTACGGAAGCAGCTCCTCAACCTCTCGCTCAACCCGATAATGAAGCTGTGCGGTTTCAGTATTGGCAGAGCGAAGCTGATAAAAGACAAAATGAATTGGACACTATTAAGAAGACCAATGAAATTCTTACTAATCAACTTACCTCGTTAGTTGGGAATGTGCAACAGCCCCAACAACGACAGGAAGAAGCAAAGGTTGAAGAGTTCCCACCTCCCCCAGATAAACCAAGGCGACCACATGGATATAATCGTGAGGAAGCATATAGTGATTCGTCAAGTGAAAGTGCTCGTCATTTAGATGAGATTGAATCTTGGCGTGATGATATGGATGAATATAATCGCCTACAAGTTGAATATAATACAGCAGTCGTTCAATCTGAACGGGAGCAGTATCAAGCAGCTAGAAGGCGTGATGACATTCAAAGGCAGGAAGCTGCTCAACAAGATCATCAGATGAATGAATTGAAGAATCATATTCAGGGTACGTACAATGCGGATGAAAATACTTTCAACGACTTTGTTCGTACTATGTCAAATCCTGCATCGCTCAATCCCGATAATCTATGGAGGTTATATCAGATGGATAGGGGTCAGACTGTTCCTGCACCACCTGCTCCAGCACCTAGTGCTGCATTCGAGCAGACTCGCAGAGCACAGTCAGTTCCTAGTCCTATGGGCGTTCTACCGAGCCAAAATGTTCAGGTGTCTGATCGTTCGGTAGAAGATAAACTAATGGATAGTATTATTGAAGACCAAAATAGACTGAACATTATTTAGTCTTTTTTAATACCAAGGTAAGGGGAATGTACCATGGCTAATCAATATAGTATTAGTGCAGGTGGTACGATGCAGTCTAGTTCAGTAGATCACTCCCGGAGAATGTTTAATTTCGGGGAGCGGATCGCAGAGCTTAATCCTCAGCAGTCCCCCTTCTTTACCTATTTGTCCAAAGTCCGCAAAAAGCCAACTGACGATCCTGTGTTTAAGTTCTTAGAACAGCGTCATCAATGGCAGAGACGTACTGCTCAAATCAAAACAGCAGCAACAACCGCAGCTTTTAGCAGCGGTGCTGTGGCGACCAAAAGCAACGTCCAAGTGGATTGTTTGTATGACAAATACGGTAGAACCGTATCAACAGCTACGCTCCCGCAGTTCCTTCTCGAGAGCCAGATTATTGCCGTAGAATGCGAATATGACGCAAACGGTAGTGATGCTGGTGTCGGATCGGAAACCGCGGCTGTAGCTTACTTCCAGATTACTGGAGCACCGGATGTTTCAAACTCAACTTATGCTGAGATTGATTTGGTGTGGAAAGCAGTGTATTATGTGCCAGATGGCAGTAATGCAGGTGCTATTACACCAGCTGACGGCTCGAAGATTATTCTTCGTGCTGATGCAGACTTACAGGTGGTTGGTTCAGCGTTCGCAGAAGGTGGCACTGACCCTGAGGGTTGGAAAGACGAGTTCTACGATAGAGAAGGATATTGCCAGATTTTTAAAACGGCAGTACCTCTCTTTTCGGGAACAGCACTCGCCACTCGCTATCGTGGGGTCTCCAATGAGTATAAGCGTGTATACGCTGAGAAGCTCATGGAGCACAAAATGGATATGGAGCACGCTATGCTCTTCGGAATTGGAACAGATGATTCAACATCAACTGGTCCGATCCGTAGAACTTGGGGTTTAATGCCATATACGGAAGCTTACGGAAAGATTAAAACCTTTACGTACGCTAGTTCGTCATATGACGACTTTGTAGATGCGTTGGAAGACGTATTTTCACCTGAGTCAGGCAATAGCGGAACTAAGCTTGTTCTTGCATCTAGGAAAGTAATTTCCTGGCTGAACAAACTTGGCTCTAGCTCTTTCATGGGCAACAATGTTGCATTAGGTCATACTGTCACCACAAGTGGTGGAAGTAATGGTTTTAGTGCTGACATCCAGAACATCAAAGGTTCTTTTGGTCACAACGTGACTTCTATAAACACTGTTTATGGAAATCTCAACTTTGTGATGGAACCTCTGTTCCGGGGTCCTTGGGAGAACTATGCTTGCATGGTGGACCTTAAGAACGTGGCTTATCGTCCGTTATCTGCTAACGGTGTGTCTCGCGACACGCACGTTATCACTAACGTACAGAATAACAATGTTGATGGTAGAAAGGATATGGTCCTGACCGAAGCCGGTCTGGAAGTCAATCTGCCAGAAACCCACACTATTCTTAAGTTCGCATAGTGTTTTATCGGTAATGGAGCGGGGGAGTTTCGGCTCCCCCTAACTCCTTTAATT